AGTACCTCTTCAGGTACCAAATTGCCTTCTCAATATCTTGTCTGGGGTTCTCCTTGTGATTGTGTCTAGAGATATATTTAACTGCGTTTCCGCAATGGAAATCTAAATTCCAATCTTCTATTACATCAATGGTCTCATACTTGCCACCATTATAGTGTTTTGGGTGGTTAACTTTGGGATCGTATATTTCATCTCCTAGTTGTACACCTGGTAGTGGATTAATTTGTTCGCGGGCTCGGGGGATCTCCCTTAAGTCTCTTTCATGTAAATCTGCTAAGCCACTTATTCCGCGCCACTGTTCTTTGTTAATTTTCATTAGAAGCCGCCTCCGTTTTGTCCATTTAATGGGTGCTGCTTTTTTAGATCTGTGCTACCCAAGGCCCCTTCCCCTCGATTACTTATTGTAAGCCCTTGATTTTCATATAAATTCTGACCAATGCTTTTTCTAGGCCGGAAATGAACTACGGGTACTAAAATCAATTGTGCTATCTTGTCACCGTTGGCAATGATTTGTATCTCTGAGCCAATATTATGAAGATCAATAAAAACTTCTCCATCGTAGCCCGAATCGATTATATGTGCCCCGACAACCAATGATCGCTTTGCTCCCATACTAGATCTATTACACACTTGTAACATGTAGCCATGCGGAATTCCAAAACGTAAACCAGTTGGAATCATTTTGTTTTGCCCGGGCTCAACTTGAACTGTTTCTGGCAATTGCGCATATATATCTAAACCTGCGTCAGATGGATTACCCCTCGTTGGTGTTTTAACGCCGATACCAGTTGTTGTATACTCAATTATCATTCTTTACTCCTTGCGAATTCCTCAATAATGTTTTTTGCTTTTGTCCAACATCCAGGACAATAAAGATTCACTTTGTTTTCTTTTTTGCGAACTACAACATTCCAACTTTGAACTTGTTCTTTGTTTTTTTTATCAAAAGGTTCTCTACAGGCTAGGCATTCGTCACCTAGTTTGTCAAACATGAACATTTTTTCTTCTAGTTCTTTTTGTGCTCGTTTCTGTTTAGCGCGCTTAATTTTTCTTTTTGCTCCACTCATAATATCAAGCTCCTTTTTGCTTGTCAACCTAATAATACTAATTTATTTCTATTTAGCCTCAAGCTAAATCCCCAATCTTCACTAAAGCTTAGTTGGGCACCATAAGGGCGATTCAAATGAATTAAATCTCTGCGAGGATCAACACCCCAAACTCTAATGGTATTAACAGTTGAAGTACTATCGATAACCTTCAATATCCAGTATGGCTTATCATTTTTCGTCTTCTTGGCAATTTTTTCACGCGGAATAAACCAGGCTGCTCCAAGTTCTGGATCCCAATCGCCGAGCGCTGGAACCTCATATCGTTGTATTGCCGCCTTGACATCTTTCGAGAGAACAATGTCAAAAGGAAAAATTCCCGTCAAATCTGATATATTATTAATCTTTTCCTCTCGCGAGAATTCGCGCTCCTCGTGAAACTCCTGAATATTGTCTTGTAGTTTCTTTTTGTTCTTCGGACGATTTTGAACGCAGGCCATCCAAAAGTGTTTCATTCCCGTAAATGTATCGTCAACAATTTTATCCAGCGCGCCGGAACGACATAATACATCTAATGCTTTCTTGTTCAATTTGGAATAAGTAACTCCTTCTTTAAATAATAGATCTTCAGCATTTTCAAATGGACGATTATTGACAATCTGCTTAATAGCCGCAACGCCTAAGCCCTTGATAGAACTCAAAGGTTGAACTAAGGTTTTACCATCATCGCTAATCTCCCAAGAAATTCCCGCAGAAGTATTAATATCAATATCTGTTACATTGAAACCATACTGTTGCGCTAGAGAAATAGCCAATTCTTTACGTGATTCTGGTTCTTTATCCAAGAAAGCCGCAACCCAACATTCTGGATAATAATTTAGAAGCCAGGCACATTGATAAGATAAGAGACTATAAGCAACAGCATGAGACTTGTTAAAGCCATACCCACTAAAATACTCAAAATTTCTCCAGAGTTTATCGGCGGTGGCTCGATCAATTGACTTAGCAGAGCATCCTTCAATAAATCTTTTTCTGATTTGTTCTTTTTCTTCATTTCCTTTACCTGTACCTTTTTTTGTCAAAAGCTTTCGAAGCTTGTTGCCCTCATCAAGGCTGATTCCGTTGCCAAGCTTGTGTGCTAACAGCGCAATCTGCTCTTGAAAAATAAGAAACCCGGCGGTCTCTTGTGTAACTTCTTTTACTAGATCATTTACATATTGGATCTCAGAAGGATTTCGCTTTGCCTTTACATATGATCGATCGACGTTAGCACTCAGGGGCCCTGGACGATAAATGGAAGTAATAGCAGAAATATCAATGATACTAGTAGGTTTTGCCGACTTACAAAAGCGCTGTGCACCCTCATTTGTAAACTGGAATATCCCAATAAATTTACCCTTTTGAAAGATATTCTTGTAGACTTTCTGGTCATTTAAGTCAATCTTATCTGGATGTAAATATGTATTATAATATTTCTTAATGTCTTGATAAGTTGGATTCTCAACTCCTTTGTGGCGACGAAGAATATGTCCGACGCAAGATTGAATCATCTCAAGTGTTGAAAGGCCAAGCAAATCAAATTTAATGAAGCCCATAGGCTCCAGATGTCTTACATGTTGGCCCTCGGCCCACGGAGTTTGAATAACGCCACCTCTATTGATTAGAGGCATGTGCTTGTCCAAATCTTCTCCAATAACAACACCGCCGGCATGTCGACTAACAGAACGCACCTGTCCATATAGAGCCTCAATATGAGTCTTGATATGAGGATACTTCTCCAAAAAGACCTTCAAAGAATCAGAATATTTCATTAGCTCTTCAAAATCTGGAATATATAAACCAGCTTTAATACCTTTTGCTGCTTTTGCTTTTGGAGTAGCTTCTTTGGCCATTCGACCAGTTACAATGTTTACTTCTGTGAAATCGACTCCATAAAACTTTGATATATCTTTAATTAAAGATCTCAGCTGAAGCGTATTAAAATTTGAGATAGGCACAACGTTGGTGTCTCCCCATTCCTTTGCCAAAATCTCTTTCAGCCCAAAGGCGTCACTGACATCATAATCAATATCTGGATAATCTGTTGCGTCCGAGCGCAGAAAACGGCTAAAGAGGAGGCCGTGCTTAATAGGATCGACCTGTGTAATACCTAGAACGTAAGCTACAAGTGAGCCGGCCGCTGATCCGCGACCAGGACCTGAGAGCATATTCTCGTTCGCTTTATCTGCTATTGCTTTCATCGTAAGAAAGTACTTTGAAAAACCACGGTCAATAATGACATCTAGTTCGTGCCGTAGTCTTCCTGTATATACTTCATCGCCATCCAAATCAAGATTACGTAGCGCTGTGACAGAGATTTTTAGGAGTGCCTCATCTGCAGTTGCGCCCTCCGGAACAACAAAGCTTGGGAGGCGAACTGTGTCATCAGGCATAAAATCCTCAATACGCTCATTAGCAATGTAATGAGTTTTCACTAGAGAATCATAAATCAAATCATCATCATAAATTACCTGACACTCCTCTGAGTACTTCTTGTACGATTCCCACATTTGATCGCCATTTTTTGGATAGAGTTCCATTCCCATTTCATCGACATCAATAGGAAGTTCCGATGTTAACCATTCTGGCTTCTTTGGCCTGTTGAGATAACCCAGGCGCCTGTATAACTCACGATCCTTCCAGGCATCGCGAGTTGGGTAGTGACTATCAGCAGTTGAAATAAGCTCAATTCCAAATTCATCATGCATCTGGATGACATACTCATTTAAAGTATGTTGTTCTGGGACATTATTCCACTGTAGTTCCCCATACCAACGATCTCCAAAAATAGATTGCATTGTGCTGGTTGTTTCGCGCATTGCGCCTAGGATAGCATCAGGTCCACTATCACGGTTATCCCAATAATTACCAGCGTACACGCCGCCCAAACAAGCAGACGAAGCGATAATTCCTTCATTATATTTCTCCAATAATTCATAATCAACACGAGGGTAACGATAAAAATGATCTCCCTGATGAGTTTCAGATACAATCTTAAAAATATTGTTGAGGCCGGTTTGATTCTGTGCTAACAGCACTAAATGCCGGCGGGCCTTAATTAAATTACTCTTTTGTTTTGAGGCATTTTCATCTTCTGTTACCAGGCGGCCGTCATCTTTTTCAAGACCTTTCGCTGTCTTTTTATCGGTTTTAGCTTCTTCATAGGCCTCTTTCCATTTTGTGATAGAAGGCACAAAGTAGGCTTCAACACCAAAAATCGGTTTAAACTCTTTGCCTTCCGACTTCATCTTCTTGGCGTGTAAAACCTGATAGGATGTACCGTTCATGTTTCCGTGATCTGTTAACGCTAAAGCATTCGTACCATTTTGATATGCAAAATCCATATGATCTTGCGGATATCCAAATCCATCAAATGGAGAGCCCACAACACTATGTGCATGTAGGCCTACAAAAGGAATGCTTGATTTTATTCGTTCCATAATACCCTCTCTGTTTCTATATTATAATAATGAAAAACTAAGAGTAAAGAGATAAATATCTTTCACCGCGATCATGAAGAAAGGTGATAATCGCTCCGGTACCTTTGTGAGTTTTAGCACACTGTTCAGCCGCCAAGATATTAGCACCGGAGCTAATGCCAACCAATAAGCCATTTGAGGACAATTCTCTAGCCTTCTTCATCGCGTCGTCGGTCTTAATATAAACAATTTCATCAATAAAATCAGGATCTACTAGATAATCTCCGCCGTCTCCAATGCCCTGTATACCATGATTTAAGGCATCTTCGGCCGGCTTGACCTGTATGATCCTGAGATCTTTATTAATTCGCTTAAGGGCCCTTCCCACGCCCATTATGGTGCCTCCAGTTCCTGCACCGCAAATCAATACTTCTGGCTCTCTCTGGCGGTCGATAAAAACCTGTCTTATAATTTCACGAGCAGTTGTTTTTTCGTGACATTCGATGTTTAGTGGGTTCTCAAATTGATTTAGAGACCACCAATTGTTATTCTCTTGAACGGATCGATCCCTCAACGCAATTGCGCCTGGAAAATCATTAGGACCAACTTCAATGATTTCTGCTCCATACAATCTCATGAGCTGTTTCCGCTCTGCAGACATGTTGGAGGGCATTATGATTTTTACTTTGTAGCCTTTTATAGCACCAAGCATAGCGAGAGCAATACCAGTGTTGCCGCTCGTTGCTTCAACCAAAACAGTGTTTTCATTAATTAAACCTTCTTTCTCGGCTTGAGATATTATATATAGTACAATACGATCTTTAATACTTCCTGACAAATTAAAAGTTTCCAACTTAGCAAAAATATTAGACTTTAATTCAACTATTGGTGTGTTACCAATAAGATCTTCAATGTTCATTTGGCCTCTTTAATCATCGACTCCAACAGGATTAATCTGGTTAGCTTTCAAAAGACTTCGTGGAATAGGATATTGCACTTTTCCTTCCGAAGATATATAGTCAGAATATAAATCCCAAGTATCTATTCTATGATATTTTTCGAGATCAAGATACACAACGTTGTCTGTGTCGATTGTATTAAAAATTTGATCTAAAGTAAAAAATCTATATGAATATCTTTCTTTTAAAGATAATTTTTCCCTTTGTTCATTTTTAAACAACCCAGTTGATTTTTCTCTTACCTCGTCGATAAATTGCTGTAAATCTGATTGATTAAATGTGAACCCCAAGTATTCTCCATCCATAATAGTTTTATCACCGTAGCGATATAAAACTTTTTTATTTTGTTTTGTAGATATTTTATCGCGGTGGGGACGAGGGAACCAATGCGGATATACGCCATAGGGAAAAGCCACATAAAATCGATGTGGTGTGAGCCAAGTACTTATTGCTCGACTTATCTTATCTGCTGTCTTGGCACCATATAAAATTGACCACCCATAACAATCTCTCTTGTTTTTATCTCTTGGGTGAATTGGAACATATTGAATTGGAATAAATTTCTTTTTTTTACTTTTTTCTCTATCAAAATGTCTGTAAACCCAAACAGGATCATTCACATATTCGCCTAGGCGATATCTTATAAGCGGCTGCATATCATCATCACAAACAATCCAAATTGTCTCACAGCCGGCATATGCACACTCTAAAACAGCGCGCTCAATAGCAAGATAATCTTTCGCTATGGGCATCATACAATCATGCCATGGAAAATTAAAATCTAATTTTGGGCCGGCAACAGGAATAATACCAGCAAGATGAAATCCTGCACTCATCTAAACTCCCTGGTATCTAATATATAATTATCTCTTTTTTGTGTAATTTCTTCTTTAATTTTAAAGACTTGTCGCTCAATTAGTTCCATTTTAATTGGATACCAATAAGTTTTCGTATGTTTTGTTCCCAAAATGCCCACTTCTTTCATTGTTGAAATAGTTTTTAGGCGCGCCATTGTTGAAGTATAATCAACATGATTCAGGTTTTCTTGTGAAATAAAAGATTGCGAAACACAATCTTTATACTTTGGCAAAGTAATTTTAGGAAAAAAATAGATCTTATTCACAAAGTCATCGTCAGTTTCTAATAACAAATGGTCATGGTTCGTACCTGATGTAACCCGAAACCAATCACACACACAATAGTTTTTAATGTTAATTCTAGAAAATGGAAAATTTTCGATATTATCCTCATCAAAGAATTTGATATTTTTATAATTAACGACATATTTTCTAATTCCACAGAATACTTCTATTTCATTTTGGTTAATGCGAATAGAAGAAATCTTATCTCCGAAAGGAACTAGGCCTCGCAAAGATAAATCAGAAACAATTTCTTGCCACTTTTCATGCTCAAGATCACCAGAATTAAGCTTCTTAAACTTAAAAAAGGCCGGCTCTTTGTTAAAAAGAACTGGCCAATTCATTTCTTGGGCCCACTTGACAGCAGATAGCGTAGTGCCTATTACTACGTTATCCCACACAAATTCAGCAGCCATTCGCCCTTTTAATTTTAATATTTTTGTACCAACGCTTAAGTATACGTAGATGATTGGGTGCTTGGCGACATCGACCACCTATTTTTTTAGAGCGTATACCAGTCACCCAGGCAGCTACCCAAATCTTAGCATCTGTTTTATAGCCACACTTGCGTTTAATTTTGGGTATTTGTTTTACAATATGTCCCATCCAGGCCCGGGCGGCTGCTCTTGGATCTGTTCTGTCTAATCCAGGATACATTTTTTTATAAATTGGCCACATCTGTAATATGCCAATGGCCATTGGTGTTTTTTTGTTTTTACTAAACTTTCTATCGCCCCTGGCTTTAGGATTATATGCGCTTTCCTGGCAGGCAGCTGCCAATATCATTCCTCTAAGTTCGGGGGGTACGCCAAATTCTTTTTCAATTTCAATTAATTCTCGTAATAATTTAATATCAACCTTTCCCGGATTGACACCCCGACAATTATGAATTGCTTCCTGAAGAACCTCATCATATGTTGGATATTCAACATTATATGTTTCTAAATAAGTCTCTGATGGAGGTATTGTAGCCAATACCAATAATAGTAAATAAGTCATTTTATTTTAATCTCCCTGTAGGCACTCACGGCGCATGGCCACAAATCAGTGACCATCTCTAGTAGTGCTGTGGCAACTTTTTGAATTTCCCACTGAGCGCCTTCGTGTGTTCTTAAGTCTATAAATTTAAATAGATTATTTAAATTACAAGTACCATAATATTCTGTATATAAGTTCTGTGGTAATACACCGCGAGCCTGTTCGCGGCAGATACCATTTTTAATAAGTTTGTTGTAAAGTTTCAACGATTTTTTGTGGTGACTCATCACTAGATATGATGCCAAACTTCCCCCGCAAATATCTTCAGGATCTATCATCGGATTCTGAATATCATCCTGGTTGCTGGCTTGCCTGTTTGACTGATGCTGTGTTCTGAACGCTTTTGGCTCGTAAAAACGAATATCTACATCGGTATAGCGACGGCTAATTTCATTATAGGACCAAGTCCTGTGGCGATGATGCTGGCTGCGGATAAACAAAGGTACCACAAACCTAAATGTAGCAATGTTGTGTTCAAAGGTTGATGTATGTTTATGTTTAACCAAGTAGTTAATGAGTTTTTTGTCTTTTTCGTCAAGTTCATCTTTATGTTTTCCAAAGGAAACGCGAGCAGAATTGACAATCGTAAGGTCAGAACCCATATGATCAACTAATTCTACTGCGCCTATTCCATCTCCGTAAAGTTCAATTCGTTTCATGAATAATACCAAGTACATAGTTCTCTAAAAGAAGAAAAGACTCTTTTCCACCAAGAGCTACATTCTCAGTCATGCTTATTGAATATACTACAGTATCTCCTTCGCAAACATCAATATTACAATCTTTTGCTTTGCTGATTACAAGGGCGATTCCAAATGGATTTTGTTTCTTATAATCATCCGGCAATAAAATAGATGATTCTTCTAGTTCATCTTCTTCTAGGGGCTCAATTAGGAGATATCTGTTACAGGGTCTCAGCAGCATTCTTTCTCCTAACTAATCTTTTTTTGTAGCTTGTCAAAAATTTCGGTAAAATCATCAATATTTTCACCCTTCTTTAGCATTCGATAGGCGCGCAGACCCTGACTAATCTCTTGTTTTGATAGCCAGCCGTTCTCAACATAGTTCTTCTTAAGGTCCTTTTTGTGTTCCTTATAGGGCTCCATTTCCAGCTCGACGGCCTGAAAAGCCTTAAAATACTCAACCAAATAATCATTTGTTTCATCAGACATATCTTCCTCCTTGATGTCTCGACTATATTATACGTACTATTTTTATGAAGTCAATACTTTTCTACATTATTTCGCAAGAACCACCAGAACAAGCTAATTCACCCTGCAGGTCAGTATTATCCTCAAGCTCAACGACTTGGGTTAAATCAATATCTTCCAAAGAATCATATAACACTTGGTATTTTTCTTTCGAACACTCTTCAAATGGCGGTTGTACATAAGTGTGCTCTTCATAAGGTAACACCGAGAGACCGTTATAATAATCTCGATTTTCCCACATCCAATCGCCCACATCAACCCATTCATCATTTCTTATTGAAAGGGTAGCAGAAATATTATGAGTATTTTGGCCACGTCGGGTGCCCGGGCGCACCCATTCATTCGTAACATATTTAATTCTCTTAAGAAGTTGGAGGGCGCTCTCTTTACGCGTGACTGCATTTTCAGGTGCCTTCTGAGGAACTGTGATAACCGCAGTATCGTGAGGCCTGAAATATTCATCCTCTATCAACTCAGGGTGATGAATTAATAAGTGTGTATAGATTGATTCATTTTTTGCGACACGAATTCTTCGTAAATAATATTCGCTGTGCCACGGATGAATTCCACTGGAAGTTCCAAGAGCCAAAGAAGTTGTTCCGGCCGGCTTTACAGTTGTACAACGGGCCGCGCTTTTAATTCCGATCAACTTAGCAACTCTTGCATTTTCTCTTTTAACAACCGTTGCCGCCTTTTTCATATCAAGTTCTACAGCTTTTCCAGAGGCAATGCCAGTCATCGAAACACCAATGAGAGCCTCTTTTTCAGTTTGTTTCTGCCATATATCGCGAAGATAATGAAAATCTGTATACCCAGCCTGAAGAGTTCCAATTAAGGCAGCTGCTTTGGCCCTATCTTCATATTCTTTTTGGGTCTCAAGATCCGAAGTATTCACCTCCGTTAAATTACAGAACTGATAGGGGCGCAAAGCTATTTCACAGCAAGGATTGGTACCCCAATCTTTATCGTTGGAAAAATAAAAACCGGGTTCCCCGCAGCCACTGGCTTTTACTCGATCCCAAAGATCTATAAAATATTCTTTTGTAATTCTATGTCTGAGGAGAACTACTGAATTGTTGGCTCTCCCTCTTTGTGGGTTTTTTTCCCACCAGTTTCCGGTTTTGGCGGCGAGCATTTCATCATCATCAGCCGAAAAAAGTGATATAAGAGCAGCACGACGAATCCCCCCGGCAAGAACAGCATCAGCAATGTGACAAACAATATCGTGAACTTCAATAGGACGTAATTTATCACCAGTCTCCTTTTCGGCTAGAATACCTTCAATTTTGACAAGACATTCGCGCAAAGGTTGCGGGCCAGGTGCCTTGCCGCCACTAGTAACTAGTGAGGCGCCCTTCGGACGGATATCAGAAAAATCAAATCTTAGCGGGGTACCTCCAAAAAAATAACTTTTTATTAAAGTCTTGATAGCATCGGCCCAGCCCTCAATTGAATCGCCAATCAAATACCGTTTTGTTCTTTTCGATACAGGTTTTTGTATTTCAGGAAGCTTCTCAATATGGTGCTTTTGTACACTAAATCCAACACCAGTTCCCCCAAGTAAGAGAAACATTGTTTCACTGAAAGATAACCAATTATCAACAGGAAGGTAGGCACAATTATAAATACGGTTAGGAGCCACCTCGATAGGTTTACCGCCAAATTGCATAGAGCGCATAGAAGGGAGGACTTTTTTGTTATAGACATATTCATAAGCATTTTTAATCTCCTCTTTGAGTTGAGGGTATTTCTTAAGGTGCATATTTTTATTTCGTGTAACTAGTTCTTTCCAGGTCTCACGACGATTTTTCTTCTTTAAATAACGCGCATATTTCATGTAAATTGTAATATCTGATAAAATTTTTGATGATAGCTCCATTAGCTTAGTACTCCGTCTTGTCTGTATTTTTTATATTTATCTTTAAGTTTTTGATTCAAATCTCCAGGATCAGAAGCCGGCATGATATTTCCAATCTCAGTCTTGTCAATAATTTGTAATCTTACACACGACGTATCCATATGCATAGAAAATATCAGCCCGTCGGGGCCATTGCGATTTTTAGCAATGTACATTCTTGCTTGGTTAGAATTTTTATCTTTGATTGTTCTCGATATAGAACAAATAAAATCTGCTACAAAACATTTATTGAAGGCTTCTGAGATTGATTCCATAGTTACGACTTCGGCACTTAATCCTGAACGATTTGTCTGCGATGCTGTCCAGATTGGACATTGTTGTTCTTGAGCAATTGCCCTTAGCTCTTCATAAATAGACTCTAATTCATTCCTTTTCTCTTTGTAAGTTTTGGTCGGTCGGAGCAAATCAGCGTAATCTACTATAATCATATCAATTTTTCGATTTTGTTTTTTTAATTTTTCTAAATGTTTTCTTATTGTGTTGGGAGAAGCAGTTTTTGTTGGGTATTCTTTAATTATAAGAGATCCTTTAATATCTACAATATTTTCAAATACTTCGTCCTTTCTATCGAATAATTGTGACAATGGTACGCCTGTTGTACAACTATCATATCGCTGGCCAGTTACGGCTTCAGACAGTTCCAAAGTATAATGTACTATATCTAGCCCATTTTTAACAGCTGTCGATCCCAAGTGGGCCAGAGCCATCGACTTACCAGCACCAGTAGGGGCAATAATAACACCTAACTCCCCGGAACCAATACCTTTTCCTAGGATACTATCAATCTTTTCCCATCCGGTTGAAACAGGATTGCGCGCCCTAATTTCATATCGCGCCTCAAAATCTTTTAGGAAGTCATGGCCAAAATTATTGTCCATTCCTAGTTTCAAGGCTTCATCAATAACTTGTTTTACCTCATCAAAAGATGAATTACGAATTAGCTCTACAGACTGTACCAGCGCGCTTTTTAGCTTTTGTTTCTTACAAAAATCTAAGCTTGTGTCTTTGATATATTTCTTATCTTGAATATCACGAGCTTCGCAGCGCGCATAATAATCACGAACCTGTTTTTGTAAAGCAGGCGAATAATGTTCTAATTCTGTACGCAATATTGACGTGAATATATCTGTCGACGGATGTACTCCGTATTGCTTCCTATAATTAAAAACGCGCTCAATAAAGGCGCGCAAATACTTTAATTCAAAAAAGTTTATATCTAATACTTCTTCAATTTGATCACAGAAAGGACGATCTTCAAATATTAGCTGTGCTAATGATTCTTGAAAGGCCTTTCCATACTTGGAAAAATCCATACCCTCAGTCATTTTATCCTCTTACTGTTTCGCCATTCTCTGGAAAGCCTGAAACATCCCAGAGAAACTTACCTGTGCAAATTCATCTCGCATCATCATCTTCATAACATTCATTTTGCTAAAAGTCAAATCTGGATTTTCAATTACTTCTTGAATTTCTTTTTTGTGATCCAGAGACAATTGTGGAGCGTAAAGTTGCATCATCTTATAGTTTAATCTAATAACCCTTTCATTATCGACAACCTCTTTCCACATTTTTCTTTTACTAGTTTGTTGATTTTCGCGACAATAATCTAATAATTCATCAATTGTAATTTGTTGATCGCTATTAAATTGCGGAAAATCCTTTTTGATTCGGCCTTCGCCAACCCCAGAAATTCCCGGTAAGTTATCACTCTTGTCGCCAATCATTGCTTTTGCTAAAGCAAAATTATGAGGATGTATTTTAAATTCATTGAGAACGGTTCTGCTATTATATACACGATTCTTTTCGATTGGGCGCATCAATACTGTTTTGCCAGAAACTAATTGATAAAAGTCTTTATCATTAGATACGATTACCTTTTCACAATTTTCTAGTTCTGGCATTTGACAAATATATGCCACGATATCATCCGCCTCAATATTATCGAAACGAAATTGAATTACTGGCATTTCGTTAAAATATTCAATCAAGCGAAGCTCTTGAAAAAAACGATTCTGTTTTGCCTCATCTTCATCCAAATGATGAAAAGCTCGATTTAAACGCAATGGCGCTCTTCCTGCTTTATAATCTTTCTTCATTTGTTTGCGCTTTAATGAGCCGCCGGGACCATCCCAACAAATAACAATATGATCTGGCTTTATATCATTACAAAGTTTCTGTAATGATTGTAAAGTACCTTTAATGCCCCCAATCGGCCCCCATTGGGACTCTGATGGATTGACCACATAATTACGCAAAAACAAGTTGAGCTGATCAATGACCAACACCCTTCCACTAATTGACATTTTAAACCTCTATCTGTAAATTCGACTATAGTATTTTGAAGCCTTCACCGGCATAAAAGAATATACGCCTTGAATTTTTCTGGCCTCGGTGGACATTTTGCGAAGATGTGATTTGAGATTATTCTCTGATAAAAAGAAACGTACATTTAATGTTACTCGCTCAACAGCATCAGAAAC